CAGCCCCATCATCACCCGTTGTACAAAAATTATGTACAATAATAAAAAACAATGCAGGGATAACTATAACAGTTAATCCCTGCATAAATATTTCTATCTATGATTTATATTAATTACCAATAAAGTCCGTTACTTGTATTATACTGACAAGTAAATTCTGTAACGCCCAAGTCCATCATTTTCTTGACCGTTTCGCTTGAAAGCGCAGTTATCTGGTCTCCACTTATATCAGTGTGTCTATTTTCTACGCAACTTACTTCGTATCCAGCGGATAAGGCTGAAGCAACAAGATTTTCATTGCTAATTATTTGATTCGCCCACCATTCTATCACTTTAGGTACGGTAACATTAGCAGAAACGCCGTCAAAAAGAGTAATAACTGAACTGGGGTCACTCATTCCATCGACAGCGTCTACTTCATACCTTGCAATATCATTACCAAACACGCTAAAAATAGATGTAAAATTAGAAAGATTGTACGCACCGTTATCTAAGACCAATGGCATCTTCATTATTAATTTATTAAGCAGTCCATATTTTTTGACCAAATTTTTCAGCGAAGTTAGTACCTCTGTAGTCTGGATACCATATCTCGGGTGCATTGAAAACATTGGTGACATACCAGTCTTTGCGCAAAGCTCAAAGAAATCTGAGAGTTTCATAATATGTACGTCTGAAAATGTTGTACCATATGCGCCATAAATAAGCTGTGAAAGATATGACCAAGGGATACCGCTGAAATATGACCCATCATATTCAGTATCGGTTATTTTTGTACCATCTGCATTTCTAAGTAAGGTAGTGTCAATATCAAAAGTGTCATCATGATATGCAAACCACACGCCGTCAGAAGAAACTTTAGGAATAACGATTGCAGAATTGTAGCCCGATTCATAAGCCATTTTAAAGGCTGGTAATGTCTGCGGAGGTGCAACATTACAAGAACCATCATGTGCATGGAACTGAACCCCATCGGCAGTCTGAGTTTTAGAGCGTTCAAAATAGCAATAAGCATGTCTAATATTTAGAGTACAACCAGTAGGAACTTTCAACTGTAGATAGGCGCTTCTATTATCCCATAAATAAGGCACACCCCTTACGCATATAAGTTTGTACTCATCTTTAGCTCCAACTTTGTACCTCATCGAACCTCTTTCAAAATTTCTGTCCGTGTAAACTATAGTTCTAATATATGGGAACGCAGTTACACCGGAATTTTGAGTATATTTTGCATCAAGGCAAATTACAATGGGGTGAACGCAATTAGTGGGGAGTTTGAGTTCAATTATCTGTTCATAACCGCTTGCATATTCGCCCTCAAGAGATTTGATAACATTATATGCTGAATCGCTATTATTTAATATTTCTTCTACTTCTTCTTCAAATTCAGCCAAATCATTTCTGGCAACGTAATCAACAGCAGTATGGCCCGGAACATAACTTGTTGCTGTATCACCGCTTTCCAACTGAATGTCTGCCCAAACAGCCGGAATTGTTCCGCTTGCATTTGCGGCAGAATACACCTGTATAATGTCTGCCTGTTCTGCAAGAGTAAATGTGACGGCATTGCGAGAATTAGCGGCAATATACGGTTGCGCTAACCTATTCGCCACACTTACACTGTTTTTATAAAATGACATGCGCACATTACCGTTTTCTGCCTTTGTAACAAGAGCAGACATTGTATAAGTGCCAGCAGGTAAAGCGGCATTATTAGTTACTATTTTTTGACCTGTTACGCTCTGGTCGCCCCAAATCCATAGATTTCTTGAAGGCTCAGTGATGTCATCTACTGTATTTTCAAGTGCATCAACTCTTTCTGGTATACCGCCAAGTTGAGTTAGCTGAATCTGCTGTTGCCCTACCAGCGTTTCAACAGCGCTCACTCTCGGCTCAAGCTGAGAGGCCGCACTTACCTTTGACCAAAGTTCACTAATGCCCTGACTCTGCGTATACTCAATTATAACCCTTGCGTGTGCGCTAACTGTGGAGCTTGCCGTACTTCTTTGTATTGTGCAATAATATTCGCCCGTATCTGTCGGGGTAAAAGTAAATCTTTGTCTATTAGTATATTGCGGATAGCTTGTATTATCAAAACTGTGTACAACAGTACCATCACGTTTGAAAATACCAATAATATAACCAACGGTCGGCTCAACAGGGTCAAGAATAAAATTATAATTTTCCCCACCTATGCAGTTAAAATATTCAAAGAAATTGGTTATTTCTGTTGAGTCATCTGATTCAACTACAGTAGTTAAATTCCATGAATCAGGCCCACTACCGCTCTGCAAGGCATCAATATCGCTATTAATCCTTTCAAGTTCAGCACTAATATCCGTAGTTTCAATATTATTCCCCGGAATCATCGTAGTACCAGCAAGAATCTTATACTTAGTCTTATATAGAGTGCCGTTAATATACACCAGTTCCCCGGCTTCGTAGTCCCTACTTGCTACAAAACTCTGCTGATTATCTGCAATCCCGCCAGAAGTATTCAATTTCTCCTGCACTTCTGCGCTCAAATCGCTTTCCGGAATACCATTACTTGGCTTGCTATATGTTCCAAGACCAAGACTCTCACTTGTATTATTCCCGGCATTTAAAGTATGTCCATTAATCTGCGGTTTATTATTCAAACCAGTATAATCAGTTGTGCCACCAGTACCGCTACCACCAGCATTAATTCTATCCTGCACATCCTGACTCAGCGTGTCCCAAGGAATACCACCAGTCGGTACACTATAAGTACCAAGCCCCAAATCAGCAGGACTATTATTACTCGGTGCGGCTTTCAACTCTTTATTATTAATAATATACTTAGTTACTCCGCCTGTTCTATTCAACTTATCCTGCACACTCTGGCTCAAATCGCTCTCAGGAATACCTGTGGGTGGTTTCCAGTAAGCAATGTCAGCTTTCAGCGCAACTTCATTAATAGCGCTAACAAGGTCTGTCTTGCTCTGAGTAGACAGGTTACTAAGATTACCAATTTCTGCTTTGATACTCTCAAGCATTTCAGTAAACTGAGTAATATCTTCAATTCCCTCAATAGTCCCAATAATCTTCTCAATTTGCTCGACATCCCCGGTCAAGCCCTCAATATACTTAGTGAGTTTCGCCAGAACCTCATAATAGCTCAAACTATCGTCAAACACTAGCGGCATGACACTCTGCACCCACCAGCGGAAAGGTCTATCGTACATTTTCATTCCTCCTTGTCACCAGACCAGCATGAACAAATCGCTTAATTCATCAATAATTCTAACATCAATATTAATCAAATTATCCCTATATTCCCTAATATTCTTAGCATAACTTCTTCCGGGGAATTTACCAGCAACATGCTCAACGTAATCCTTCGTAGTAGTAAAATTACCCGTTTCGCTCTGTGAACCAGTAACATTCCCATTACTTGTATTAACATTATGCCCTTCTCTATGATTAGTATTTTCCCCTTCATTCTCATCAATAGTAGCATTTGTAAGATATTCATCATTTTCAATCCCAATAAGCCCACCTTGAGGGGTATCACTAAACTTATTAACTCTCTTATTTCTTCCAGTAGCGCTCCCATCTTCTTCAAAGCTACCAGTATCAGTATTCGTATTTACCGTATTACTCTGCCCAGCCCTATTATTTTCGCCCTCATCTTTTCCAGTTGTAGTTCTATAGTAATCAGCATCAAACAAGGGATTATATTTCAGCGTTGTACTGTAATACAAATCATTGTAATAGGGCATAATTTCGTTCATCTTTGTTTCCAGCTTCAATCTCCAAAGACCAACGGTTTCAAACCCAATCTCCCTTGTATAGTAATGCTTCAAAATCTTAGTACAAAGTACCTGTCTATAGTCTTCATCCCAAATAGGAAAATCAAAATTAAAAATCTTCTGCCAAGAATCTTTGATATAATCTGCAACACTTCCCTCGGTTCTACCTGAGTTAACTTCGCAGATATATCTGACCTCAGTTGTGTACTTACTCATTTCACACACTCCTTACTCTTTAAGCATAGGAGTAGCACTTCCATGGTCTTCTTCACTCTCATTCTTAATCATGTTTCTATCGTCGTCAGTTTGTCTGAAATCTTCCCTATAGTCAACACTAATCTCAATTCCGAACATATTATTAATCTTTTCACAGGCTTCTCGCCTAATTTCAAGTCTGGTATACCTACTTGCTATAGTGCCGCCCATGTTTCTTGTAACTTCATCACTGACAAGCCTTTCTTTCTTCTGATAACTAATATTACTAATACCCAAATATGTTAGTGCTTCATTCCAAAGTTGCATTTTAATCTGGTACAATTTATCCGCGACAAATGGAGCGCCTGTGCTAATAGCCTTAATATCTTTTACATTTAGTTCCTTTTGCCCAAAGATAAACGGGTAATTACCGTCATACTGTTCATAAAGATTCTGCATACTAAGCCTTTCATTTTCATTGCACAGAATAGCAACAGGAGTCTTTTGCGCTTTACAGTTGACAGCAATACTTTCCTCCAAGTCACTAAGTAAACTCGCATAATGGTCAACAGTATAACAGCTTGGAATTCTCAAATAGTTATTAAAAATAACAACGCTATTAGTTTCATTAAGTTCTTTCTTATAATTAGTATTCTTGCTATATGCCACCCTTCTCGTTGGCATATCATCAAGGTCATATGGCCCGCTTAGCATAACAGGAAGACAAAGGAACTCATCTAAATCTTCATCCTTAAAGAAAACAGTAGCGCCCTTGTAATACTCATGGTATTCAATCTGTCTATCATTCAAGAATGTTCTCTGTTCCTTGGGTATCTTATCAAATTTCCATTCAATCATGCTCATGCCAAGTTCCATAAGCTGATTTCTATACTTCACATAGCTATTAATATTTCCACCAAGTGCTCTTTTATCTTTATTACTTCCCCATTTAGTCTTAGTTTTAGCCATTACCTTCACTTCCTTCTATCGGGGTGTTTGGGTTCACTTCGGGGTCAAAGTTTCCAAAAGTCGCAATGGGTTGCCAGAACCTAATACCTTTATCAAATATACCCTCAATTACTCTTTTCATATCACCGGGAATAAGTCCATCAAGGCTACATCCGACTGTCTTAACATAACTATATCTCGGCCTTGCGTTAAGAATAGGAGTACCAACTCTGTTAGTCTTATATCCATACATATCAAAAAATTTATCAATAATAGCGGCATACTCAGTCCGAATCTGCTTATAGTACCAAGAAAAGGTCATCTGCCCAGCCTGATAAATCAGACTTGCGTTATTATTTCCATGAACTTGCGGCGGTCTTCTACTATGGTCATAAAGACTTCCAAGAGCGGCAAGAGTACCGCCAATAAGTCCGACCCCCGGTTGCTGAACACTAAGATTTGCAAACGGTTGCATCTGTGGAGCGCCTACATTCCCTGCAAGTTGCGGCACATTACTGCCAAAAATACCCGGTAAACCAGCGGCGCTCATACCAATCGTGCCGCCGATAAGCGTTGCCCAGCTTGCGGCAAGCCCACCAGCCGTAGCACCAATCATACCAGCATTTTGAGCAAGCCACGCTTTAAAGCTATCAATGGTATAACTGCACATCGGAAAACCAGTAACAGTAATTTCATCATCAAAGTTAGGCAGATTCAAAACGCCATTATAATTAATCGGCGCACAATACATCCCCGGAGTCATAGAACAGTTGCCCCAAATACTGAACACATCATACTCTTGTTCATAAGGGTCAACAAAGTTCTCAACTTTATACTCAGCGGTATTGCCAGCATTATTAGTAATATAAAGCACATTATAAGGATAGCAAAACAGTTTTTTATTTCTCGGTGTATAGCTATCAATAGTTTCCTTGCGCATGACTCTCATTCTTTTAGCCGCACAACCGTGCTGATATTCGTCCTCATTAGTTGGGACAAATTCTCTTGGCATCATGAAAATAGCTACAATAGCGTCAGCGTCAGCACTACCAGCTAATGCGTCAAGTCCTCTGTTCAGTTCATTAATATAAGTTAAATCATCAGTTATGGGAAAACTATAATATCTGATACCACTATAATAATCTCCACCGCCATTCTGCCCAAGAAAACCGGGGACAATAACACCATAGTTTTTAGGAAATTGTTCATCAGTGACATCAACACTACTTGCAAGAATAACAGTTCTCTGATACTCAAATCTGTTATTCATGAAGGATACACCAGTTGGCGACTCAGGGTCTTCCATATAGCACTCTGCCATGTATGCCCTATATGGCCCTGTTTCAAGTCCTTCATCAAGTGTATGTTCGCCAAGCAAATCTGTAACTGTATGTTCTCTTTCAATTAAGCACTGATTAAAATTCCAATCAAACATGTAAGTCTGAATAGGGTCAATATGATAAACAATCGTTACAGTATTATTGTTCAGATACTCCGTACTATCAATGAAAGCATAGAACCATTTGTTTTCAAAACTTGTATTCTTAAATGCCATATAGTTAGCATTATAAACAGCGGCAATAATCTTATCCTTATATACTTCACTTGTAATATCATTTTCAAAACCAATCTTAATAACACCTCTTGACATCCTTGTATAGCTATTCTTAGTAAGTGTAATAGGTCTAAATGCTTCAAGATAATTGTACTGCTGTTCAGCGCTTACAAACAGCACCGTGTTCTCCATATTTGGGTCAAATGGCACAGGCGCTCCAGTAGTATCAGTAGTATAAATTTTAACTATGCTATTAGGTTCAACATAACTCATAAGCTCACCCCTTCATTAAAATAGGGGAAGATTTAATTCTTCCCCTATGCTTAACACTATTTCTAACTTAAACCTTCGCCATCGTGACGGTAGCGCCAGTAGCAACAGTCTTGAGGTTAACGGTAGCGGTGTACTGAGTATCACCAATCTTACCAGTAACAACAGCGGCAGTAGCATTATCAAGCGCAGTAGCCGGGACAAAGATTGCGCCGTAAGGCTGAACAGCAATACCAAGTTCAGTAAGTGCCTCAGTCTGGACAAACACCATATTCCTATCAGCAAGACCATTGACAGCGGTGGGCTGGAGAGTAATGACCTTCGCATAGTCGGTGACATCTACATCACCCACAGTGTACGCAACACTCGCAGGAGCGGTGATAGTAGCGCTATCATCCACAAACACGATAGCATTTGCAAACGGGCTCACGCTGATAGTCTTCCACACATGGTAGAAATAATTCCACCTGAGACCGCTGGAAATGAATTTCTCAGCAAACTGGTTAAGGTTATCATAAACTTGAAACCAGTTCTCATCCATAATGAGCGCCTTAACATTCCCCATCAGCGTCAGTTCAGCGGCAGTGATTTCCTCAAGGCCATCACTTTCCTCACGGATGACTTCAAATCTGTCATTGTCAAAACTAGTAAAGTCATCAATCAGGAACAGCGAACCCATGAAGTCAGCTTTGCTCATGTTGAACGCACTTGCAAGCACATCCACATCGAAGTCAGCGTTGAACTGAGCATCCATGAAGATGACCTGTCTTTCCTTCGGGGTGGTGGTCTTGACGGCGGCGGCATTGTAGTCACTACTCATGAACGGGAGCAGGTTGCTCTTGCCACGGAAAGCCTTGGCATAGTTGTGCATGTCAGAGCCATCAACAGCGATGGGCTTGAGCTGGCCTTTGGTAACACCCTTAATGATGAGATACTTGAACAGAAGGAACTCATCGTAGTTGGCGGCAGTGTAGACAGAATCAACAATGTAGGAGATGAGATTGGTGACACCCTCTGCGTTAAGGAAAGCCTGTTTAAGCTGTTCCATGCTGACCGAAACAGGATAGATAACCTGCCAGTTCATGGCATGGAAAGCAGACTTCACATTGGGCTTGTACTGCTTGAACTCTCTCGCCTCAGCCTTTTCCTGAGAGAAGGTGAAAGCCTTAGTGATACCCACGAAGATGTCTTCGATAGTTTCACCGTAGTCAATCATGCCCTTCTTAAGTCTGGCATAGGGGTTATTGAAGGTGGCAGACTGAACACGAACAGCGGCGATACGGTTTACCAGAGCGTTGATAAACTCATTCGCCATGGCGGGAGTACCATAAAGCACTTCACCCACGCGAGGAATGTCGACATTAGTTTCAACGGCTGGAACTTGATTCTGATAAGCCAGAGAAGCGTTGTCACGAATAACATTAAGAATATCAATAGTAGAAGCATTAAGCGTAGATGCGGCAATTCTATGTGCCATTACATTTCACTCCTTTGTAGTAAATAAATCTTCAAACCTTCTGGGCTTTTTCGGTTCGTCATCTTCGTCATCTTTGACATCTTCCTTTTTACCCATAAAGGCATCACGGTATTTCTTTCTCCACGACTTGTCAAGGTCATCTTTCTCCTGTTTAAGAGCGGCAATGGTATCTTGCCCACCCTCAGCAAGAGTGTCTTTCATGTCAGTCATGAAGTTCAGCACATTGTCATCGGTGTTTTCATCACCAATGATAGCGCTAAATTGGGACATCAGTTCTTCTTGTGTTCTTACCATTGTTAATATCTCCTTTTCCAATATGGTTTTAAGTATAAAGTAAAATTAAATCTGCCTGATTGAACCGGAACAGGACCGGGTGGATTTTGCATAAGGTAATCATACCAATAACGTGCATTTGCTTGTCGTGCGGCTTCGCCACCTACACCACGTTCATAGTTGGTAAAGAATACAAGAGCAAGTGTTTCTGGGTCAAGAGTAGAATGTGTGAACTGTTCAAACGATAATGGGTAAGCTGGCTTAGTCTGCCATTGATAACCTTCACCCATTTCAAGCTCAAACATTATTCTACCAAGCTGTTTATCATAGTTGGTTCTCCAATCTGTTCCAGCCCACTCAGCATATTTCCACCACGGTGTCCATTGTACAAGTCCAAATCCTATGGTATCTTCTGCATAGCTTTCAATAGGTCTGTCATATTCCCATTGAGCCGGGTTAAGTGTTGACTCAGCTTGCATGTTGCCAATCATCCCAGCTATGGAATTGTAAGTCCAGCCCTTGGAATTGAAGAATGAAGCAATTATATTAACATTCTGCGCTCTTTGGTCATTAGTCCAGTTTTGTGCTTCTGTGCCATTTGTCCAGAGAGATACCCAGTTAGCCATCTGAATCACCACTAACAAAGGTAAGCTGAATTGAGTTATACTTATTTAGGTCTACTGTTATTTCTAATGTTTCTGTGCCATTAATTTCGATAGGCACAAGCCCATTCTCCCTGTCGTATTCTTCGGCACGTTTGAGGATTTCGTCAATGGGAAGTTCTGCGGCTATAGCGTTTACAATGGTCATGATTTTATCATAATCATACCCAGCCGCTTCAAGTCTACGCTTGCGCTCAAGATTCTCTCCCCATTTGCCTTGAAAGATTTCTTTTGCTATCTCTTGATTCGTTTTCATGGTAGCGCTTACTCCTTCTCATGCTTGCCAGTAAACTCAGGCTCTACTTTAGGGAGTTTTTCATCAGCGAATACTTTGCTCAAGGCATCACGCAAGTTCGGATTCATAGCGCAGATGTTTTCAATTACACTTGCGGTTTCCATGAACACGATGTACGTTGAAATAGCTCCAGCAAAAGGCACATCAACATTAACGCCAATCATCGGCAAACAATATTGGCAAACATAACCGAAGATAACGGCAAGAAGTTCGCCAACCTTACGCATCAACCCAGTTCTCATGACGGAACTATTCGTAGATGCAGTAATAAGAGCCTTTAGCCAGCCTGTCAGTACATCAAATGCGATGAAAATGAGAGCCACGATTAAGGGTGTTACATTCAATATCGTATCCTCCTTTCCACCGTATTCCCTATTAAAAAGTATACCATACTTGACAGAAAAAGTCAAGTATGGTATAATATAGTATAAAATAGTTATGGAGATGATATTATGCCTAAATACTACGATGGAACTAAACTGCTGTCAATGAAAGACCTTGACGGGAATACCCCTGAGATATTCATGGTAACTTCAAACAGGACAGCGGGAAAGACTACTTATTTTAACAGGCTTGTATTCAACCGATGGTTAAAGAATAAGTCCAAATTCATGCTTGTTGATAGATTCAAGGATGAAATGGACGGTATCGCAGAAAGATACTGGAAGGATATAAATGGCTTGTTCTTCCCTGAGTGGGAAGTGTTCAGTAAGAAACAAGCGTCAGGGGCTTACCATGAACTGTTTGCAAGAAAAATTGGAGAAGAAGTTGCAGAGAGTTGCGGATATGCTGTCGCATTGAATAGTGCTGATAAACTCAAAAAGCTGAGTCACTTCTTTAGTGACACAGATTGTATGCTTTTTGATGAATTTCAGAGTGAAACAAATCATTACTGTCCAAATGAAGTAAGTAAGTTTCAGTCACTTCATAAAACTGTTGCCAGAGGTCAGGGAAAGCAGAGAAGATACGTTCCTGTGTATATGTGCGCAAACCCTGTCACGATTCTGAATCCGTATTATGTTAATATGAATATCTCAAGCAGACTTAATAGTAAAGTCCGATTCTTGAGAGGGCATGGCTTTGTGCTTGAACAGGGGTACAATGAGGACGCCGCTAATGCTCAGAAAGAAGGCGGGTTTGATGCCGCCTTTAGTGGGAGTAACTATCAACTATATTCAGCGGAAGGAACGTACTTAAATGATTCAACTGCTTTCATCGAAAAGCCCAATGGTAAGGGACGCTATCTTACGACCATTCGATATGATGGGTGCGATTATGGCGTTCGGTCTTTTGACCATGACGGTATTGTGTATTGTGATAACCGACCGGATAACAACTTCCCGACCAGAATTGCGGTCACTACTGACGACCATAACATTAATTATGTTATGCTTAGGAACAATGATTTATTTATCTCAAATATGAGATACTTCTTTGAGAGAGGTTGTTTCCGATTCAAAGACATGAAATGCAAGGAAGCTGTGTTAAAGCTGTTAAGTTATTAATGGTATCTGCATCTGTTTTCTATGATTGAGAATACGGGAGGACACAGTTGGAACATACTGCCCGTTCAGTCTTGTCGGATTTGTCAGCCGCTTTCATAGTACAGATGTTACAGATATAAAAATCCCTACCAGTAATGGTAGGGATTTCTCTTTATCTGAGAGGGGTTATTTCGATGGATTCTATTCCGATTTCGTCTATGATAAGACAACCGCCAGTAGTGTGGAAAATGGTTAAACATTTGGGATGTGTGATTCCGAAGTCGAAGGCGATTATATCACGTTCAAATCTATCGCCATTCCATACCATAGAGAGATGATAATTATTTGAGTTCTTCATGACGCTCTCTCCAGTGCAGTTTCCGTGCCAAACGTGAACGGACATCTTGGGGTTTCTTGTGCTTGCCTTGGAACGGTTCAGATACAACAGCGTACCTGTCAGACATGCGGAAAGTGAATGTTACATCGGATTTACGGTAAGAACCGTTAACAAGTTGCTGAGACATTTTATCCCTCCTGAACAAAATCTTCAAGCCACTGTTGCCAGCATTTTTGACAGTTATGAGTTTTGCTGTTTAACCAATGATAAGGGCATGACACAGGTTCGTACCCGTCAAGCACGAATTTAATGGGGCAACCTTCGCTGATTATTTTGGAGAAGGTTTCAGCGCCTTGCTTTGTTAAGTATAAGCCGATACCCATGTTCTCCATTTTAATCATTTTTCTTTCTGAAGCCATTCAGCACCCCTCGATATAGGTTGCGGCTTCATCTGCGACATGGAGAAGCCATGCAAGTTTGTTGTTGCTGTACACTTCACCGGGGTTAGAGTATTGGGATTTGTCCCATGCACCCATGTGGTGAAGAATAGCGGCATATTCCATTTCGGTCAGTTGCATGAATCGCATGACACGGAAACAACTGCAAGCGCCATGGGCGGCAATTTTGGTAGCACCTTTTGCTCGGAACTCTTGAACCTGCTCCCAGATACCTGTATCAGGATTCTTGACATTGCGATTATAAGGCTCATAGAAGTTCACTTTGCAGAGGTCGTGAAACAAGCATACGATAGCAGATTCCTCAAGAAGTAAAGCATCATTAGCGTCATAGCCGAAACGTGGGGCAATGTTCCAGAACTGTTGATAGACGGCGAGAGAGTGTTCAACAAGACCACCTTCATGTGAACCGTGGTAACGTCCAGAACAAGGGGCAGAATAAAAGTCAGTGCTTGCAAGCCATTTGAGCAAATCTTCCAGACCGGGGCGGGTTATGGCTGTACGGGCTTCGGTTTCAAATACGAATTGATTGTTGTTAATCATATTTCCTCCTTAAATGGCAACCTGTAAGGCAATTTCTAATTCATCTAGTATAAAGCCAAATGCGAGTATTTTTCTACGCATGTACTTGTACGGCGTTTCATCAACTTTGCCAATGAATAATGCTTTACCACCTTCCACTATTCTTATCTGTTCACAGGTAGTTAAATCAAGGAAGTCTATTAAGCTCATAAAAAGAACACGCTCCGTTTCATTGTGTAGTAATCTGATTGTAAGACTATACCGCCGTCTATGTGGTGCGGCATAAGTTTTCCGGGAACTTTTAACCCTACTTTGAAGTCTTCTATTGTGCGGGTTTCTGTTAGGAACTGTACTTCATCCGGGGTTAACGGTTTGTGACGTAAAGTAAGTTCAACTCCTTTGCTTAAAAGGTGTGATACATAGGGTTTGAATGAGTGAAGGAATAACTCTTTGCATGTGTCAGGCATACCAGCGCATTTGACTTCCCAAAATGGGTGTTTGGGTGGGTTTAACTGTTGAACAGGAATTAGGTTCTCATGTGTGATATGCTCTGCGTATGTTTTCTGACGAATGAATACTGCTTCATCCCAGCAAGATTCCAGTTTCCAGCAACAAAAGGCATTGTTGTCAACTTTTATACCTTTCAGTTTCTCGGGAGGAAGGTCGCAATGGATAGAATCAGTATCAGCATAAATAAAACCGGGTTTGGTAAGTCCATAGTAGTTTGCTTGTGCCGCCCTTATTGTGAAGTTTCTTGCGTAAGAGGTAATTGCTGAACCAACGGGAATGTAGCCGGGTTTCTTATCCTTCTCTACCACAGTGAAGTACCCAACGCTATTATCGGGTTTGAGAAACGCAACCTTGAAAGAGGAATCCTGTGATGTAGCCATTTTACCGTACAGGTTATTAAGAAACAATTTGGCGATTTCTCTTTTTGCACCTTTACTGTGTATCTTAATCTCCCGGTACTTGTTAATGTATTCGTCAAATATACCACTATAGGCTCTGAAATAGCATCCATCAAGGATTTCGCAGTTATAAAGTTCATAGTGTTCAAGGATAAGGGCGAAATCTGTTTGTGTAAGCGTGAGCAAGACTGACGAATCTGTGATTTCACCCGTAAGCGTTTTTCTTCTCTTGTGGTAGCCGTCATCCACCAAGGAATGGATGTCAGAAGTTCGTAACCACTTATTAGCTTGATAGTACGGGCTGTTTTTGATTTGAATACAAGGTAAATGTTTGGGCTTGATTTGAAATTCTGTGCGGATGCGGATGAAGTAATAATGTTCACCGTCCTTTGCTTCATCAGGGATATAGTTGCCAACCCAGAATTGTGGCAAACCACAAGGATACTTGTTACCTGATTCTGAGTGCATCATTGAGGGGTACAAACTGTTTACATCAGCTGTAGTTCCGTTGTAATGCTTAACGTCTGTTTTTTCTTCTACTGCATAGCACCAGCCGCCACGGTAGGAGTTACGGATGTAGTCACCAGCGGTAAGAGAACCGAAGGTATCTTTGTCGATTGGAATGTCGTAAAGGTTGGGGAAGTGTTCATCGAAATCAGGGAAGGGGTTAAACTTGTTTTTGTACTCCTCAAGACAGCAAGCACCAATGGTGAGCGCTGTGTGGCCCTGTTCACGCATTATCTCAAGTGCTTCTTTTACAACAAGAACGTCATTGGAAATGTACTCTTTTTCCTTATCAGTAATTTCGGAATTTGCTGCACGGAATCCAGTGTATTCGATTGAGGTTTTACGATGCTTCGTGCCAAAGGATTCACCAATGCGCTTGACAGAGATTGGAAGAAGTTTTAAGCTATCTCTGAACTCGATGTAGTAGCGACCATTCTTGAGGGTTATGTTGTACCACATGCCTTTGTCAGAAATGGAATAACGGTAAGTGCGGTCTTGCATGAATTTCTTTTCGATGAAAGAACCTTCGGCCTTGGTGGGGTCTTCTTGTACAAATGCTGGCTTGAAGCTGGTGGAAGTCATGAGATAGTGAAGGATAAACTCGCCGTCAAACTTGATGTTATGAAAGTAGATTATGGTGTTGCAATCAATGGCGAGGATGTAGTCGAATAGTTTGTCGATGGAGTTGAAAATAACTACATCCTCTGTGTACAGTTCAACGATTGCCGCCGCCCACACTTCTGTATGCGTTTGACCGGGGTAAACAGTTGTTTCAAAATCCGCACTAAAGATGCGTGGTCTTTGTGTCCTCATTGTCAATCGTTGTAGTCAAATCCTACCCAGCCTTCGTTTTCAAGGCGTTCAGACTCATGCGCTGACAATGGTCTACCAAGATTTAGGATAGTGGCAAACTCGGCAACGGCGGTAGATTCTTCCTCATAACCGGACGAACCTTTGCGCTTGTACTTGATAGCTTTTTCTGCTGTTGCGGTCAACTGTGCGGCATTTTCTTCAAGATAGTTTAAATATCCTTCGTAGTCACCATAAGCGTCTGCCGCTTCAAGCACTAAACGCCCAAGGGTGTCCTTCATGCCATCAACTTCACGGTCAACAGTGATGGAATTGATATTGGCATCTATCCATGCTTCAATTTCGTCACGGCTCACAAGTGTTTCACGATAACCGTCTTCGTCTGGTTCTTCGTCTGATTCTTCTGGAGACTGGGATACAGGTTGCGGAACATCTGGGATATTGTTGATAAAGTCTTTCTCTGATGGTGGTTTATATGGCGGTTTTGGTTTATATATTTCTGGCATTTTGTTTTCATATCGGTACTCATATTCTTTGCGGTATTGCTCTCTTGTAGGTTCATCTAAATTTTTCCACACCATTTCTTTAAGTCTTTGGATAGCGCTTTTTGTAGCTCTATCTGGTTTAGTTGGAATGTCAGCAACGGCATGAAATTTTCTAACCCAATCACCAGCTCTGTTCAATAATCTTTCCATTTCTTTGTTCCAATTTTTACGGGATTCAGAAAGATTATCTCCACGGTAAAAGAATTGGTCATATTTGGGCGATGAATACCGCTTTTTTGCCAAATGATAACACCTTCCTTTGCTTTAATATGACAAAATCCCTATCGGGAATGATAGGGATTTTATCTTTACAAGGTGCTGAGTGACTTAGAGGGCGAGAGCGCAGGTGATGAAGGATTTACCCTTGTAGTTCTGAGAGGGCTTTTTGAGAACGTCAATGGAGTATTCCTCACCGGGCGCTTCATCTGCCATGACATCGAAGATGTCTTTGAAACTGGTGAAGAAGGACTCAGAACCAGTAACGAACTTGTTACCAGCGTTGTCAATGATGACATACTTGATGTAATCCTTGTCCTGCTTCGACTTCTCGTTGTGAACGTCAAGGATGACATAGGCAACGGGGGTAATGGTCAGAACGTCAACGTCATTGAGGGCGGTATCAAGGGGCGTGGCGTTGGAGTAATCCTTGAGCGCAATCTTTTCCTTCGCAGTCAGTTCACGACTTGCTTCACGAATTTTAACAGAATAACCTTCCATGATTTAGACTCCTTTTTAAGTTAAGATTTTTAGGATTCGGCGGTAAGGGGAGAACGAGTTTTGGGGTCAAGCTCGACAGCGTGAGCCATGAAGTCTTCGAGGGTGATACCGTAAACTTTTTCGTCAACAGTGACGTCAACGATTTCGATGAACTTCACGGTATCGGTGTCCACCTTTGCGGCTACAGCCTTTTCGAGCTTTTTAGTGTCAGCAATGGGAGGTGCGATGGTGACAGAAGTGTTAAAAGGCTCAGCGGTTTCCTTGTTGAAAGCGAGAGCAATAACATTCTGCTTGCTGATACTGCGAGTAAAAGGGAATTTCTTGGACATGATTGTACTCCTTTCTTTAGTGATATTTTTGTGTGCGTGCTGTGAATAGGATTGCGGCTTAACGGAGTTGCACCGTTGTACACTGTGAGCCGCATAGAGTGAGCGCCAGCCATCGTGCCATAGCTATAGGCGCTCCACGATAAAAATGCTCTGCCCGGAGCGGTCGTGGCGGCAAGTTGTGAGACACGCCATGCCGCAGTAATAATATACCATAAGTCAAGGGAAATTGCAAGAGGAAAATGCGAGAAATATTGGCAAAAGTTTCACAATGTGCACGGATTAGGAAAATGGCGCGTGGTAGTTAGCAGAGGGTAACTTTGGGCACATGAGGGAAATGGTAGAGCCGTTAAGACTCTACCATTTGCTCAGCTTGCTGTTCACAATAGTCAATAGCTTTCATGACTGCTTTACAAACACGGATGTACTTGCAATCGTGGCAAGCGCCTACTGATTCGCAGTGAGAGTGCGGCGCTAATTTGCCAAGGCCACCGCTTAGGATAGTTCCGATTGCTTGATAGTCTTCTTTCGTGAAGTTTGCTGAATAAACACGAATCATAATTATCCCTCCACCAGTACACAATTTGTAATGCTTGTTTTGTAACCATTGTGCAAGTAGGCATAAACAGTTTGAACTCTACCATAGTTATCACGCCACGGCTTGAGGTCTACTACAACACCTACTGTGCCAATAGGAACTTTTCTACCTTTGACAACCTTTACCGTGTCGCCAATGCAAATTACACCGTTATGATTAAGATATTTACGGCGAACTTCTTCATTTATAGGCATGTAATAAAGTTCATCATCGTCCCTACTACAATCAGAATAGTCATAATCGCGTACGCATTTTGTGAACACTTCTTTTGTGTCAGGATTGAAAAAAGTTGCGACAACATAAGAACCACCTTCTTGTGCAACCTTGAAAAAACCTTCACGCATATTTTCACCTCCATTTCTATTTTTATTTCACAGTGTTCTCACAAGCACACATTGTGCTTGTGGCCGGGTTTTACTCGGCATAATGCTGATGGTCTACCATTTTCTTTCCGTACTTGCGAAAATCAGACTCAGACATGGCGTATAGAGCTTCGATGGGCTTGAGGTTTTCAATGAGAATTGCCTTTTCGTTGTCAAGCTCAATGCTCTTTGCGTACTTGTCAAGCTTTTTGGACATGTCAGCGGGTACAGAAACTTCACGCTTGCACAGCTCACGGGTATCGGTGGACATGTAGAGATATTCACCGATAAAACCCTTGACTGTTTTGGTAATCATGTTTCGTGTTTCCTTGCCACGCTGGTCATACGGCTTTGCATACTTGAGAAAATCGCTTTCGTCCATGCCATACAAAACAGTTTCCTTGTCAATCTTGCTGACTTCGACGAGCTTGCCAGAGATGATAGAGGGATTGCGGCGAATGTACTTTTCCGCCGTAGTGGTAAGAGTGCAAAAGTCAGGAAGTACAACGATGGCGTCAAGAAGATTACCATTTTCGTACACCTTGCAAGTAGCAAGGCAAGTAGTGAAAGAACGGGTGACAGTGTTACGCATGATTTGTGTTCTCCTTTATAAAAATATTTTTATTCAATCACATGTGTGATTGTGAGAACACTGTGATAACTGACAGCATACTTGCGCGCGTCCGCACAAGTCAAGTTTGTCTGATACTTGCAAACAGTGGGCTTGTCTTTGATGTTTAGTACAAGCGTGTTATGTTCGTGGTTTACGTCAAGGATTCCACGTTCCTAATGGATTTTCACATCAAACCCCTATATGGACGAACGGCAAGTTTCAACCCGTATCTTTCCGCTCAACTTGCAAAGAGCATGCGACGTGCATTTAACGAATAGCACGACATATCACGGCGGCGCTTTAGTTGCCAGCAACACTACAGATTTTAACGCTATCTGTGAACGTGTGACGCGCACAAGTATGCTGTCAGTTTACAGGCGGCATATTTGAGCGGCAAGTTATTATTTATGCAATGTATCTAATGCTATTGGTGCAATAGGTGTACGGCGCAAAATCGTGAAAAAACTTGTTAATATGCTGGGCGCTTGTTGCGGTGTAGCCGTAAACGAATCTCAAAGCGTCAATGCAAAGTCCGTCAGACTTACGAACCGCCGCCACTATGGTATTATATGACATGAGATAATAGTAATCAGAATTTACATAAATCCATGCGGTGCAAGTTCTAAGTCTGGAATACGGCTGAATCTGAGAAACTTCCATAGATTTACACGCCTTGCGCCATGCGGAAAGTGCGTGTACATTGTTATCTGTAATCTGAGCTTTAGTCATAATATTGTACCTCATTTCTATGATTAATATTTGCCGCTCAAATATGCCGCCTGTTGCTTGTGCATGAATAGCCGCACAATGGCGGCTATGTTTACTTTTCAGTTTTGACAAACTTGAGAAGTGCTTGCTCTACACAATCAATAGCGGCAAGCTGAACGGCATATGCTTCATACTGTTCTTTACTCCAATCATCAGTGTTTGCACCATACAATTCCATGCTGGACAATGTATCGTCTTTCAAATACTTGAGCGTATTCATGATAGCTTCGGCGGAATTGATACGATTTTTCATAGCAGTAAACATAGTTCTATACCTACTTTCATAAATAGTCCGTAGTTATACGGCTATTCATGCACAAGCAATTCCGTGAGTGTTTCACATGAAACACCTTCATCTGTCCATTCGGTTGGTGCGCAAAATGGGCGCACTTCTCCCCTACCGACAGGCTACGGACAATGTATGCACCAGCCACGGCGCGCTTTTCAAGGTACTTTCAAGAGTAGTACGGTAACCGCACGTTGGCACGCACGCCATCCTCACGTTCAACTCTTGCAAGGCTTATCAGGGTGTAGGGTATCCACGCGCGAGGACTTACCCCGCACTCAGAACCCCTTTATTAACTTGTCTACCTCCTTCCTTTGATGGTACTATATTACCACCGTTTACCCTAATTGTCAAGCGCAAATTGTGACATGATTGGTGGCATGGTTTTACAAATTTTGGCGTAAAATCATATCATTTACGCAAATTGTGATAATAACGAAAATTATTTACATAATATTGCGAATTATGTTTACCATATTTGGTTAACATAATTGTACAGCCATGAAAAAATTAGCGTGTGCTAATTGTACAAAATTTGGCGTTACGTTTTGGGGAAAATGACGTAAAACGGTGGATGATGGGGCTG